GGCATTATAGAGGTTTACAAATCTCAAGGCGAGTTATGGGTTAATGAGATGTGCTATGAGACAAGGCTAACCAATATGGATATATGCCGGAAGCTAAGAGAATTTGGGGTAACAGAGGATCAGGAGATAATCGCAGATAGTGCAGAGCCAAAATCAATACAGGAAATATATGCGGAAGGATTTAATATTCATGGCGCGATGAAAGGACCAGACAGTATCAAGCAGGGCATCGACATCCTTAAAAGATATAAAATAAATATTACGGCAAATAGCCATAACTTTAAAAAGGAATTATTTAGTTACATTTGGAAAAAAGATAAAACAGGCAGGATGCTTAATGAGCCTATTGATTCTTTCAACCACTTAATAGATCCTTTGAGGTATGTCGCATTGAACAAGTTAGCATCTAAGATTAAACAGGAATATTCATTTGATTGGAACTAATATGGGCGTATTTTCTAAAATATTTAAAGCTGATATAGAAAAGGCAGCTACAAGTCAACTAGAGGCTTTAATGCCGGGACTTCAACAACAAATAACTGCTAACCTTTATAACCAGAACGTATTTGGATGGATAGGAAACAACCAAGTTATTGTAGACTTTGAGGACAAGGTAAAATTTGTTGATGAGGGATTTAAGAAAAACGCTGATATATATACTTGTATTGATATTATATCTAAGAAAATAGCTGAATGCGCTTATTGTCTTTATGAAGTTAAAGAGGGCGTAACTAAAAAGGATTTAAAGGTATTTGAGAATATGTCAATGGCTGAGGGCGCAACTGCTAAGATGAAAACGCTGCAATTAAAAGAGCAGATGTTTAATCAGCTTGAAAGCAATCCAATTCTGGACTTATTAGCAAAGCCTAACCCTCATCAAACTTATGAAGAATGGATGACTGATTTAGCAGGGTTTTTCTTATGTACAGGAGATGGTTATATATATGGAAATGCTAAAGATACTGCAATGACTGAGAAATGTATCTGGTCACAACTTTATTCTTTGCCTAGTCAATTTATAGAGATAATCTCAGGCGGAATGTTTGAACCAATAAAAGGTTATCAGATGCGGTCTGTATATATGACAGAAAAGCCAATACCTGCTAATCAAGTTGTTCACTTTAAATCCTTTAATCCTGACTTTACGTTGACAGGTGCTCAACTTTACGGACAATCACCAATAAAAGCTATTTACCGAAATGTACTAAAAGAGAATGAGGGTGATGGCGAATTACTAAAGCAGATACGTAATGGTGGTGCTTATGGTTTTATATCACCAGATGGACCAGGTGCATCGCTGACTAAAGATCAGATGAATGTGCTAAAGGATAAGTTTGTAGATGCAAAGCGAGGCGAGACTTTAATGGATCGGATTTTCCCGAGTTCAGGCCCTTTGAAATGGACACAGATAGGAATGCCCTCTACTGATTTGCAGTTAATCGAATCTCTAAACATTGACACTAGGAAGATCTATGCAGCGTTTCACGTTCCTATTCAGTTCTCAGGTAGTGAGGCGGCATCTACTGACAACAACATGGGATGGGCATCTAAGCAGTTAATTTATAACGCAACCGCTCCGCTATCTCGCAAGATTAGAGATGCGATAAATAAGTTTGTTTGTGAGCCTTATGCTAAGGCATACGGCAAGAAATACTATTTTGACTTTGACTTTAGTTCTTATCCTGAGATGCAGGAAGATATGGAAATGCTTACTGCATGGTTAGCTAACTCGTATTGGATCACTCCAGATGAGAAGCGTATTGCGCAAGGATATGATAAGATAAGCACTCCAGAGATGCAGAACATTTACGTTCCGGCTAATTTAGTACCTATTGAGGAGTTATCGCTAGATCAGGCTTATAACAATGCTACGATAAATGGCAAGTAGTGTTAAATACCACAAGACCTATTTAAAGCTACATAAAGAGTATGAGGCGTATGCTTATCCTATCATTAAAAAGGCGTTAGATGACCAAACAGGTGCAGTATCAAAATTTGTAAATGAGGACAATTTCGATAACATTGATTTATACATTGAGTTCTTAGTTCAGCAAAAACCTTTGTATTATGGATTAGAAAAAATATACACAAAGGTTGGCGTATCGGCTGCAACCTTTAGCTATGACTGGATTCGTAACTCAGTACCTAAAACTCAAAAGGACTTTATTATTAATTTCTTTAATGCCGCATGGTATGAGGAAATGGTAAATTACTTTAGACTAATCGGAGGCACTAAGGTTACAGGCATTGATGATACCACTAGAAATATTGTAAAAAACTTATTGGCTGATATTTTAGGACAAAATTTGTCCAGAAGAGATCAGGCAAAGTTATTTGAGGAAAGCCTAAATGATCTGGCGTTCAACAGGGCAAGGTCATTGGTTATTGCAAGAACAGAATCAACTACTGCGGCAAACTTTGGAATCAATATGGGTGCTGAAAGTTCTGATTATGAAGTGCAAAAGTTTTGGATTAATACAAAGGATAAGCGCACAAGGCGAAGTCATTTGCTAATGACACAAGATAGGATAGCAATTAATCAGCCTTTTATAGTTGGTGGCGTTTCAATGATGTATCCGGGCGAAGTTGGCGCACCTGCTGCTGAGGTTGTTAATTGCCGATGCGTAATGGCTACCGAAGCAATAAAGGATGCTGATGGTTTGCCGATATTAAAACCTAGAACTCCTGATTATTTAAGAAAAGGTTAAACGGCAGGTGTTGAATGGGCAATTAGAAAATTAAATGAAATTGATAATGAATAAAAGTATATTTACATAAAATTTTTCGGTATGAAAGGATTATTAGAATATAAAAATTATAAAGCCGAGATTAAGGACATTGATTCTGAAAGGATGACAGTCACAGGCTATTTTGCTAGTTTTGGCAATATTGATTACGATGATGATATAATCATGCCTGGTGCAGCGACTAAGACAATTGCAGAGCGTGGTCCTATGGGATCAAATGAGATATTCTTTTTAAATCAGCATAACTACGCGCAACCGCATGGCAAGCCAATGATTTTAGAAGCGCAAGAGAGAGGTATATACTTTGAAAGTAAAATAGCGCCAACATCCTACGGAAAGGATGCAGTGATTTTATATGCTGAGGGCATAGTTGTTCAGCATTCTATTGGTTTTTCAACTGTCAAGTCTGACTATGATCAAAAGACTGGAACAAGAATGATTAAAGAAATTAAATTATATGAAGGATCTAATGTAACTTTGGGTGCAAATCCAGAAACACCATTCACAGGTTTTAAATCCTTTACAATGGGAGAGATTAATGATCAGATTGGTAAAATGATTAAGTTGCTAAAAGATGGCAGCTTAACGGATGAAGGTTTCGGTAGATTGGAGATTGCATTAAAGCAATTCCAACTAGAGGCTTTCAATTTAGGTAAAAATTCACTATTAGATAAAGAGCCGGAAATTGCCACTCCTAAAACTGATAAGCCGAATATATTAACAGGTTTAATTAACGTCTTAACAAATTAAAAATGGACCATTTAGAATTAAAGGCTCAGGAGTTGCTAGATGCAAACAAAGCCAAAACAATAGATGAAGCAAAGACTATCATCGCAAACGCTATCAGCGAAGCAACAAAGGCAGCAGATTTAAAGTTAGAAGAATTGCAAAAATCTACAACTGTTAAATTTGATGAAATGGAAAAAGCATTGCTAGAAGCCATGTCAGAAAACAACAGAATTAAAATGGAAGCTAAAGAAGCAAACCCAGTTTCTTTCAATCAGGCTTTTGCTACTGCAATGGATGATAACTCTGATAATTTGGAGAAATTCAAAAGAAAAGAGATTAAGCAATTTGCAATGGAGTTAAAGACAGTTGGCGATATGTCACTATCTAATATTACTGATATAGCTGCTGCAAACGTACAGATGCTACCGGGCATTATCCCAGCTGCACCGCGTAAGTTGCACATCAGATCATTACTTCCTACTGGAGTTATGACTACTTCTGCAATTCACTACTTGCAAGAAACAGGTTCTGAGGGATCAGTTGGAGCATGGGCAGATAACTCAGGAAGCAAATCACAGATTGACTATGATTTGACAGAAGAGGTTGCAGCTTCTGAGTTTATTGCAGGTTACTTGCGTATCACACGCAAGGCGCTTGATGATATCTCTGCAATGCGTTCTTATCTGCAATCTCGCTTATTAGAGCAGTATCTTGACGCAGAGGATAATCAGTTGCTTAATGGTAACGGAACTTCTCCAAATCTTGGTGGTTTGATTACTAACGCTGAGGCTTACTCAGGTTTCCGTACTATTCAGGTTGAGAAATTGGTTGATTCAATTGCACAAATTGATG